AAAAGAATAAGAAAGAGAGGATGAAAGAATATGGCAGCAGATAATTTTAAACCTACCCTTTGGGAGGGAGCACTTCTTGCGAACTTCCATTCCGTGTCGATTGCGGACGTATTGGCAACAAAACCAACAGAAATTAAAGGGCAGAAAGTTATTTTTAACCGAGTTGCAGGGGGGACGTTGAAAGATTACTCGGGAAGTGTGGACTGGGATGACATCGACACGACTCCGGTAGAAATGGTATTTGACAAGAAGAAATATTTTGCGTTTGCACTGGATGATGTGGATAAGGTGCAGTTAAAAGCAGATCTTTTGTCGGCGACAACGAAAGAACATGCGGCGGTCCTTGCGGAGACGTACGACAAAGACTTTTTCGCGGCTCTGCTGGCAGGAACAAAACTTCTGATCGGAAGCTCTTCCGCGAAGAAGAAAGTAACTGCGGCAAGCGCATATGATTACATCGTAGATCTTGGAACGATGCTCTCCAAGAAGAAAGTTCCGAAAGTCAACCGTTTCGTGACGGTAAATGCGGACTATCTCGGATTACTGTCCAAAGATAAGCGCTTCACCGCAAACCCGAAAGTGTTGGAAAATGGGGTGGTAGAAGGTCAGACAATCAACGGCATGCAGGTGATGTGTTCCGAGGAACTTCCGGCAAACGTCATTATTGCAAACCATAAATCCGCGATCGGTGCGGCGAAGCAGATCAATGAAGTAGAAGCGATGCGCTTACAGAATAAGTTCGCAGACGGAATCCGTGGACTTTGTGTGTACGGTGATAAAGTGCTCCGTGACGATGCAAGTGCGGCATTATATTTTGAAGTCGGAACAGCGGCGGATGCAGATCCGATCAACGTCAAGATCACAAACGATACAAAGAGTCCGGTAAACACAAAAGAGGTATCAGCCTAGAGGGGGAGCAATCCCTCTCTTTTTGAGGTGATGAAGAATGGAAGAAAAGATTTTAAATGAATTGTTGAAGCGTCCGGGAATGTCTGAACAAGACTGGGAGCTTTTGAAAGACATGATCCACGACAGCATCATCGACATGCGGAGTTACTTAAATTACGGAGATGAAGAGTCACTGCCGGAAGGGGTGATTCCGGCTGTAAAAGAACTGACGCTGATCCGTTTTAATAAAGACGGAGTTGAGGGAATTGCAAGCGAATCCCAAAGCTTCGGCGGAAGTACGACATATATGGATTCTCTGCCGGATCGGGTAATGCGAACGATCAGAAGATATAGAAGATTGCCGAGGTGATAGATATGTCAATTAACAGAGATATGAAACCGTATCGGCTGCAGAAAGAAGAAACTGTCAGAACTCCATCAGGGGCAGAAAAGCAAAAATGGATTGACATGGGTACAGTGGAAGCTGCCGTTTACAAGAAAAATGACATGAAGGTGGCTGCATCTGCGACCTATCTGGAATCGACGCATATAGGACTGACGCGCTGTAAAAGTATCAAAGCAGAGGGATACCGCCTTGTAAAAGACGACGTTGTCTATCGAATTATAGATTGTAATCCGCAGGGACGCATGACGAACCTGTTATTGAAGGTGGTGGAGTGATGGCAGATAATGGCGAATTTGTTCAAAGTATCCGGGATGCAACGGCAAAGATTGCTTTGGACATGGAGAGGAAAGTGTCGCAGGCGTGTCTTGTAGTGGAAGGTGAGGCACGCCAGCTTTGTCCGGTCGATCAAGGTCATCTTAGGGCATCGATCACAAGTGAGACGGAAATCACAGCAGACGAAATTATTGGCAGGATTGGGAGTAATTTGGAATATGCCCCCTATGTGCACAACGGTACAGGAATTTACGCTGTAAACGGAGACGGAAGAAAGAAGCCGTGGGTGTATGAAGTGAAAGCAGGAAAATACAAAGGAATGCATTTTACGGTAGGACAGAGACCAAAACCGTTTTTGACATATGCCATTATCTACAATGCGGCAAAGATCGAGAAAATACTCGGGGGTTGATATGGAGATTAGCATTAAAAACTATATCGAAACGGAGATCCCGAAACTGTCGGGCAAATTATATCCGGTATTTACAACAGTGTTAGATGGCTTAAGTGTAGTTTATACATTTACCCCGATATCCGGCGGACATGTAAAGCAGAGTCAGCTTGAGTTAAGGATCATACATCGGGATTATGATGCTTGCAAAGAAACAGAAGCGAAATTGAAAGATCTGCTCGATATGGAAGAAGATGATCCTTATATTACAACCGGGGATATCCGTTTTCATTCCGCTATAGCGGGCGGAGGAACAATATTTAACGATGGGTGTCAAATGTTTGAGGATGCCCTGTATTTTATCATTGATTGGAGGAAACGTAATGAAAAACAATGACGAAATTTTAATCGGAGCGTGTGATGTGTATATGTATGAATTTACCGGAACGGAAATCCCGGAACACGCAACCATTGAAACAGAAGAACATGATGTCGGACATTGCTCTTCGGGGTTCACCGTAAATTATAAGCCGACAAAATACGATGTAAAAAATCAATATGGACAGATTGTAAAGTCTGCGATCACAGAAGAGGCGATCTCGGCAAAGACGGGGGTTTTATCGTGGAATCTTGCGAATATGTCCCTCTTATCCACCGGAGTCTACACGGAAGATAAGGAAGGAAAGAAAAGAGAGCTGATTTTTACCGGGGATGGAAAGGCATTAAAAACAGTTTTGCTTAGAGCAGTACACACAAAGGAGAACGGGAAAAAGATTCGTTTTACGATGATCGGACAGGGCGGATCGGGATTTGCAATCGCGTGGGAGAACAAAGAAGTAACGATCGATGCAGAATTAACAGCGATCAAGAAAGTAAAAGGTTTCCTTGCAAGTTTTGAAGAAGAACTTACGGACGAAGAAGCGGCGGCGATTGTCGCGG